AGATGAACGTGATCGGATTCAGCGTGCCGGTGCCAAGATTGCCCGACAGAATCCGAACCTGAGTCGCCCCAGCAACCAGTGCCCCAAAAGAAGCGTTGGCCGGATCCGACGAGTTAAACACCTGCAACTGCGCGTTGGTAGCGCTGCCACTCGGGATGACGCCAACGAACGTGCCGGAGTTAGCGGTGCTCGTCTGCACCATCAGTCGGCTAGAGACCGTGGCGTTGGTGAAGTCACCCGTGATCCGCAGGCCGCTGCCGTTGAACCCCAGGTTGCCTGTCAGCGTACCGCCAGCCAGGGCAAGGAACGTGGACGACGCAGACCCAGAGGTCAGGTACGACGACATCCCGGCGATCGTCTGATACGTCGCCGCAGCGGTTGCGCTCAGCAGGTAGGGGGTGAGATCCGACGAGACGAGCTTTTGCCCCAACTCCGTGTTGATGTTGGTGAAGTTGGCATCGACTTCCGCGTTGGTAAGCGCGGAGCCTTTGCCTGCCCGTGTCGTGATGGACGCCATACCCTACCCCTGAGTGACTTGGATTAGCTGATGGTCACGGTCCAGGTGATCGACATCGAGTCGCCAGCTTCCTTGTTCACCACGGCAAACACGGTGCGGCACAGCATCGTGCCAGCCGAAGAAGCGTTGAAGATGCCCGCTTCAGCCACAGCACCAGTGCCCGTGCCAGCGGGGAACGTGGCAACGTAGACCGTCTGGTTATTGGTGACCGTGGTGGAGGTCAGCGCAACGCGACCCAGCTCGGTGCCCAGGCCAGTGTTGCCAGCAGCAGCAGCGGTGCTGCCGGAGCCAACAGCCATGTGAGACATGGCGGCTTGGGTGGTGTCCTTCATGCGCGAAGCGATGAAGCCAAGGCCGGTCGTGACGACCAGGTTCTTGACCTCTTGCTCGGCCTTCAGGACGCCATCAGCGCCACGGACTTCGATCTTCAAAGCGCCGGTGGCCTTAATCAGTTCATTGGTGTTCATGAGTTACCTCTCAAAAGTTGAAACGAGCCCCGACATAGTCCTCTGCGAAGTAACTGAGGTCGCAGTACCCTTGGCTCACAACCAGCCCCGTGTCGGACGTCGTAGCTGGATGGGAGAGGCTTTTGGCGTATGCCTTGATGGCTGCATCCGAAGATGCCGCCGCATCGGCTAACACCCTGGCGAGCGCCTTGGTCGCCGCATCGTTGGCCGCACTTGCGTCGGCGAGGATCTTAGAGACAGCACGAGAGGCGGCGTCAGTAGCGCCAGCTCCGTCGCTGTACGAGTTGTTCGCGGCGGCGGCAATGCTTGCGGCATCCACTGCGGACACCATGTCAAACAGAGCCTTGACGAATTCCTTGGTCGACGTATCCACCGCACCAGCCGAGTCTTGCTTCGTCATTGCGCCGGATGATGTGACATTGGCTGTATCGACCGCGCTCACGGCATCGAACAGAACCTTGAACACGCTGCGGCTTGCGGCATCCGAAGCCGTTGCTGCTTCCTGGATGCCACGCAGAAGGCTGAACGCCTGCTGGTCAGAGGTCGAGGCGTTGTCGACTCGAGGCTTGGCGTTGGTCTCTACAGACTGATCGGCAACAGACGCCGAATCACTGACCGAGCGACTCACGGAACGCCGTGCCACGTCGGTGGCCGCAGCCACATCAGCCAGACTCTTGGCAACGTGCCGGATTCTTGTATCCAGGGCGGTGACCAAGTCGACAGGCGACTGGGTGTTGGTGGCGGGGTTGACCAGCAAGGCGACGGTATCGACCACCGTGACCGAGTCAGCCAGACGCTTGATGAAGCCCTTGGTGTTGACGGCATCAGATGCAGCGACAGTCTCGGCAACAGATTTGCCCAGACCCTTGACCGCCACATCGAGCTTGGTGACGGAATCTGTCAGCGACCGGCTAAAGCCCTTGGCCACAGCATCGGCTGCGTTGCCAACATCGTTGAGCGCCTTGGTCATGCTGCGCGTCAAGGCATCTGAGGTCGAAACAGTTTCAGAGGCGAGCACCGTCTTGATGAACACACCGAGAGTGGCCGTGGCACGCAACAGCGATACCCGAGCCGCAGCGGTGAGCTCAGTAGACGAAGCAGCGGCCTTGATCGAGCTAAGCGCCCGAGCTGCCGCCTTGAGGATGCCCGCCCCGTCACTCACGAGAAGTCCTCGCGCACCTTGAACTTCAGCAGTTCGTAAACGGTCTGCCGAGCCCCGTTGGAGAAGGTCACCTCGACCTCCCCCTCGTAGTCGCCCGGATCGACGTTGAGCGTCGTCGGACCCCAAGAAAACACCAGCTGACCGTTGGGGCCGTTGAGCACCGCGCCGACCAGGGACGCCAACGACACCGTCGCGCCGAGTGAGCGAAAGCGCATCAGCGCAGAGGCACCCGTCACGTCCACCGGCAAACCAGTCACCTCATCGGTGAGGGTCACCAGGACCTGCGGTAGCGTGTCGCCTTGAACGAGCTTGATCTTCTCGGCCATCTCAGATCCTTCTCATCTGCACCCGCAGGTTTGCCCGGGTGTAGCCACGGCTGGCCTTCTGGCGAGCCTCATTGATGCCGACCATGTACTTGGTCGTGTTGATTGGTGCGAACTTGGGGTTCGAGTACGCCTTGCCGGGGCTCATCTGGAGACGAGCCACAGCGCCAGCGGCGATCGGCTCAACCCACTGCTCGTAGAACAGGTCGTTGCAGGTAGTCGAGCTACGCAGCGGAGCCAAAGCAATACGCAGCGTCACGGCATTCACCAGTGACTGCTCGGGGATCGGAAACAAAGAGAATGTGTTCGGATCCTTCTGGAGGTACGCGCGTGGCGTGGCGTACTGCGTCTGGTAGTTGCCGACCCGCTGGTTGTAGACCGTGGGATCGCGGATCTCGTCGGGGGCCGCAGGGTCCAGCTCGGCACCGGAGTACCAGAGCTTCATGATCTTGATGATCCTGGTGTCGGTGACCGGGGTCTCGAGGTCGTAGTCAGGAACCTTGGCCACAGCAGAAACCGGGTCGTGATCCACCTGATGGATCAGTGTCCGCTCAGCGAACTCGATGACCGTGTCCTTGATGGCCTGGGTGGCCAGGAGTTCGGAGCAACCCGTGACTTCTGGCAGCACTCGTGAGAGAAAGTCGTCGTAGCTCGCCACGTCACACTCCGCCTACTTGGAGGGCTGCTGCGTTGGGATTCGCGCCCTTGCTGTTGAGCTCCGGGGAGAAGCCAACGTCCTTCTGAGTCTTCACGCCAAGCATCGCCAGGCTTGCCTGGAGGTAGCCGGAGGACAGGACAGCGTTCTGCCCGTACTCGGCCTCCTTGCCGTAGGCGCGGTGCAGGACGTAGTTGAGAAGCGGATCCTCGTACAGGTCTTGAATCGACAGCGTGGACGAGCTGGTCGTCGCGTCAGTCGGGTTCTTGGCGTACAGGATCTCTAGCTTCGAGGTGTTCTTGGCTGGGGGGTAGACGTAGAAGTGAGTCGGGTCACGACCGTCATAGACCCAGTTCTTGACCGAGTCAGCCTGGGCGTGGGTGTGCCAGTCGGTCATCACGTCCAGGGTTTCCCGATCGACGTAGCGCACCGCACGACCGGCAGCGTTGTTGGCCCCGATGTTGCGGACGACGTCCAGCAGCCGAGAGCCGTCAGCCGGTAGCGTCTGCTTGGTGCCAGCCGCCAGGGTGAGAACAGCGTTCTCGCTGACCGAGTCAGGACGAACCAAGGCGATCACACGCTGGCCGCTGTTGATCCAGCTGATCAGCTCGGAATCCGTCCAGCGGGTTCCGTCTGCGTCGTTGAGTACCGTCCGTGCTCGAGTGATGATGGCGCTGGCCTGCATCTAGTCCCTCACCAGAGAACCTTGCGAGCCCAATGGTTCGCGCTGAATACGTCGTCCTTGGTCGGCTTGCCATCTTTGCCCTTGATCCCGGCAGACCGGGCAAGGTAGTTGGCTCGACGCTCAGGATCCTTGTGCTGGGTGAAGTCCTCCATGCCACGCAGGCCGAACCTCACCAGCTTCACTTCGTCACCCTTCTTGGCCAGCACCATCTTCTTTTCTTTGGCACCAGCCGGGGCATTCTTCGGCTTGTTGAAACCGTCAAACTCGTGGCCTCGATACACGAGCTTTCCACCCTCACGCTTGACGTCACTTGCCTTCATTTGCGGGTCTTCCTCTTCAGGACTGCCTTGGCCATCTCTGCGGCAGAGATCTCTGCTACAGGACTCTCGACGGGCTGAGGCTCAGGCTCTGGATCCACAGGCAGATCCACAGGCTGAGTATCAGAAACACGGTGTAGAGCAGGCGGCTCATACGGCTCCATGTCTGGCCGGTCGGCCAGGATTGGAGTCCAGACATAGATGTGCCCCGACCCCTTCTGCTTCAGAAGTCTTGTCATGCTCGGATTATTAGAGAGGCGGGGCCGTAGCCCCGCCTTTCACAGATGGGCTATCAGCCCTTCTTCACGTAGCCAGCAACCAGAGCCTCAGGCTTGGTGACCTTGAAGCCGTACACGTTCAGGCCGCGCATGATGTTGCCGAACGTGTTCTGCGCACGGAGCGTTTCCACGTCGGTAATCTGCGAAGCGAACGAGATGGCGTCACGGGTACCAGCCATGATGTTCCAGGCCTGAGAGTCAGCAGCGCCACCGGTACCACCAGCAGCAGCGTCCGAACCCAGGTCGGTCACCTTGGTCAGGTTGTTGGACACGTAGACCGTGAAGCGGTCGATCTCACCGATCTTGCCGTTACGCAGAGGCGTCACGGAGTCACCGGTCAGGTAGGCCTGCTTCAGGTCAGAGCGCTTGATCATCGAGGACATCCACGAGGGGATGACCAACCAACGACCGGTCTCGGGCACGTTCTGCTCGTCCAGGGCGAGGCCCATGTCGAGGATCATGTCGAGGACGGTGGCGGTGGTAACAGCGCGGGGAGCGCCGGTAGCACCCAGGTTGATGTCGCCGGAGATAGCACCAGCGGTAGCGCCCTTGTTGGCCGCGGCAGCGTCGGCAAAAGCCGAACCCAGCACATCGGCGTCGATGGCGATCTTCATCTGCTCAGCGGCGTCGTTGGTGAACATGTCCATCAACTTGACGTCAGCTTGCACAGCGTCCACATCGTCCACCACCACGGAGAAGTACTTGCCGTAGTCGATCGAGAGCGTCGTCGGGGTAGACGTCGGCACCTCGTTCGTCAGGTTCATACCCTTGGTGTAGGAACGAATGGTGATCGTCGGGATGGCGCGGATGGTTACCTTGTCGCCTTGACCCTTGATCTCGCCTTCCCAGTCGTTGTTGGTGATCTCACCCAGGACGGTGGACTTGTAGAACTTCACCTGGAGCTTGCCCGAGAACAGCTCCGGAATGAACTTCGACGCGCCACCACCAGCGGTGGAGTACTGGGGGTAGTTGGTGCCCGACGGCAGGAGAGCGGTCGGGCTATTGGTTGCGCTTACAGGCATGATTTAACCTCGTCAGTCTGTGGCAACCAATTGACGGGGAGTCAGCGGACTCGTCCTTCGCCAATGGCTGCCGTGATATCAGCTTCTATGGCAAGCGCATCGTTGTCCGAGATCTCGTTACGTCGTACCCGAGCGTAGAACTCTGCAATCTCTGCTCGCGTGTAGAAACGCTTGGCAGGAGGCGCAGAGGCCTGTCGTCCCGTGTCCGGCGCGACTTGAGTCTCAAGACTCCGGTTCGCGGTTGCCGCCCACGATTGACTTGCACGCTTGTACGCATTGAAGAACTTGGCTACCCGATCCGCATCTCTGTCAGCCTCGGCTTGCGCCAGGAGGTCTTGACGACGGATCCCCGTCAAATCGTCAAGCTCGTTGAGCCATTTGTGGAAGTTCTTGTCGTCGTTGACCGTGACCCAGTCGGAGACTTTGTCGTTCAACGCGGTGTAGAAATCCACCTCAACGTTCTTGGTCGTCTTGTTCGAGAGCTGCTGCACCATCTCCCGCAGTTCGGTGATCTGGGCGTCCTTCTCTGCCAGCTCTTCTCGAGCGGCTCGACGGACGACGTCGATCAGTTCCGAACCGAATGTCTCGACTTCTTCGGGCTTGACCAGCTGAGCCTTGGCTTGCGGAGCTTGCTTCAATCTTTCGATCGAGGCCTCAAGATCCTTGAGCTTCGTCTTCAGTTCCCGGTTGTCTGCCGCCAGTCGAGGCACTTCCGATGAGTACTTACCGGCCAGAACCTTGTAGCGGTGTTCCCAGGTCTGCTGCTGAGGGTCTTCCTCTTGGGTCTCGGGCTTTTGGCCGTCGTCCTGGTTGGCAGCAGGCTCCTGCGAGCCGTTGGGTTCAGGCTTCTGCAATCCGTTCGGCGGAACCTCAGGTTCTGGTGCCGGGGCGGGTGCAGGTGCGGCGTTCCCATCTTGGGTTCCGTACACAGCCTCGTAGAGTTTGTTCGCCTGTTCTTCCTGTTCCAGTACTGCGCGTGGCAAGTTCATTTCAACTCCGTGAGCCGCTGATACCCGACGACGAGCCTATGATGGTGTTCGTCCCGAAGTACCGAATGCGGTCTTCTCCGGTTCCCGGGAAACGCCCGGGGCGCTTGCAATCAACGATTGCGGATTAGTGACCTCGCTCGACCAGCGTAATCACTGAGGAAGTCCAGGGCCTGGTATGCGCCTTGGTACCACCGGTTCAGTACATCGTCCCGGGAGTCCATCGACAGCTTCACCAGCTCCTGCTTCGACTCAGCAATCCACGTCTTGATCACTTCGAAGTCGTGGTTACCCTCTAGCGAAGCAAACGCTGAGATCACCCGTTCGTCGGGTTTCTTCAGCATTTACTTCTTCATGTCCTTGCGGTTCCAGTCGGCAACGTAGCCGGGGCCGCATCCGCTGCCCACCATGCCACCGTCTGCGTACTTCTTAACCGGCTTCTTGACCTTGCCGCCATCGGCATACATGCCCGCAGGCGTCACGCCCTTCTTCATCGGCATCGGCTTCTTGTTCATCATGTCAGTCACCTCTAGTACGAATTGTCATTGAACGACGTTTGCGTCCGTGCCCCCGGCAGGATTACCGGCTGCATCGGTAGTGACAGGCGCAGGCGGTTGACCACCACCCTGAGCCATCTGAGCCATCTGCTCCTCTTGCTGTTTGGCCATCTTGAACTTGAGCTCCTCAGGCGACGGCACGATCTTGCTGGTGTCCATCTGGAGCGCCTTGGCGTTCTCACGCAGCAGGTAGGCGCGGCCTTCGGCTCCGATGATCTGGAGATCCACCGGGTTGGCTGTCGCGGCCAGGAACTCGTTGCGACGGATCTGGAGCTGCTCGCGCATGACCAGGCCCAGCGTTCCCTTGCCCACCACCTTGAAGTCGCCTTTGATGTACGGGTCGGGGTGGTACATCATGTTGTGGACGTACAACCGCTCGACCACACCGATGACGGCCTGGTCGGTTGCAGCGATCGCCTGCTTGATGCCCTTGCTCGCGTTGTCCATCAGCATTGACAGACCGGAAGCCGTGCGTCCTGCGCCAGCCACAGCGCTGGAGCCGTAGACGTAGTTCGGGATCCCGGTGATCTCGTCGGCCTGCCGCATGAAGGTCATGTAGACGTTCATGAGCGACTCGGCATTCATGTTCGGCTGGAAGAACTTCACCGCAGGCTGTCCGCCGCCAGTGCGATCGGAGGTGACCTGGAAGATCCGCCACGGGTGCATGGTCGTGATCTGCTCGCCGTCGGCCAGTCGATCGACAACCACCTCAGCCATCGGGCCGGAGGCCAGGCCCATGTTGTTCGCCAGAGAACGAGCCGCGGCGTTACACATGACCTGCACGTCACGCATGATCTCGGCCAGAGCCACGCCCCAGAACGCGCCAGGGATGGACTCCCACTGCGCGATGTCGTACGGACGACGACCCAGGGGATCCGGATTGACCACCGCCTTGATGACGTAGCTGCCGACGATCCAGGCGTTGACCTCGTACTCCTTGTACGGATCGACGCCCTTCATGCCCCAGTCCAGGAGCATCTGGCCGGACACCGGGCCCCAGAACTCCAAGGCCTCGATCGTGTTGTCACGGTACAGGCGGGAGTGCGGCTTGCCTTCCAGGTCGTCGCGCTGCTGGTCGCCGTACTCGTAGTAGCGCAGGCCACGCTCACCGTAGTGGTCGAGGGCGCGCTGGATGTTCTCGTCGCTGTAGCCCGGGACACCCAGGAGAGCAGACAAGCTCGAGCGGCGCAGACGGTGACGCTGGATCAGGTAGCCGTCGTTGGGCCCAGTCGAGTTGGGCGAGGGGAAGATGTCGAACGGAGAGACACGCTCGGTCTCCCGGTTGAAATCGTTGACGACGACCGGCGTGAAGTTCGGGCCCCACTCCAGGCGCTTCTTCTTGCGCACGGTCGGACCCTTGAGGATCGCCGTTGGGTAGGTGACGAAGTCATCCAAGAACTCGTCATACGCCTTTGCCCAACCTCCATGTGAGAGTTGGTCTTCGATGACTCCCTCGTGTCGATAGGCCGCTGTCTTGGCCTCTTCACGCATCTTGATCATGATCTCGTCGTGAACTTCTTGAGACCGGATGCGGAAGGCTTCGGGGTGAATCGCCGCTCCCTGCGCCAGGAACTCCTCAGCCTCAGCTCGCACGAGGTCAGCGATAGACGCCGAGATCTCGGGAGGCAGCTTAGGGTTTTCCGCAGGTTCGAGCGCGAACTGGCGATCGCCGTTGGTGGTGGAGACGTCCTTGATCCAGCTCTTGGCGGCACGGCACTTGATGTCCGTGAGCATCATGTAGATGTCGGATCCACCGGTGGCCGCGATCTCGTTGGCCTTGTCGGGGTCGTATTCGCCGCGCCGTTGGCGTTCGCAACGCAGAAGCCGATCGGTGATCGGCATCTTGGCGAACTTGGCTCGAGACCAAGCGTCGTTGATGTGTTTGGCCAGGGCCGACTCAATGAGGTCTGAGTTAGGGATTTCCCCACCCATCACCTCAGCTTTGACTTCGGCCTCCACTGGAGGAGCGGCTTGATACATGGCTTACGTCCAACCCTTCGATGAAGCTGTCTGCACCGCACGCGCCCTGGGGGCTTGGTAGCCACTGCGTACCTGCATACACAGGTACTGAAGCGCGTCCATCGGATGCGAGAACTCGTCTTTGACTGGGCGTTCGCGGTACCGGGCCGCACCATTGGTCTTGATGCGCTCGTAGCGATACCGGCCATTGAAGCCCCGCCTTAGCGTGGAGCATGACGGATCCAGAAGTAGACCCGGGCCACCATCGACCATGCGAGTGAGGAAGTACGCCACGGATTCTCGCCGTGGAATCCAGTCGTTGGTCGGTGCCGGGAAGGTCGGGATCCCCGCCTCGAGCAGCTCCTGGATGCAGGTGCGTTCGTCCACTTGTGAACGGATCTGCCCTGCCGGGTCGCCCATCGAGTGACGGGCAAAGCCAGCGTAGTCGTTGGTGAGGATTGGCTTGACGACGTCGTGCGTGAACTGCCGGATGCCCATGTCCTCGGAGATGATCTCCTTGAGGATCATGAGCTGGCCACGCGGGGTCATCTGCCCAATGATGCAGGCAGGTGTCAAGCCAAAGTCCCAGCCCAGCAGGATCGGCAGACCACGGACTGGCTCGAGCGGCTTGTCGCTGACATGCACCCGATCGTTCCACTCCGGGAACACCGGCTTGCCGTCGGTGGTGGTGCCGTAGTTGCCCAGCAGGAAAACGTTGATCCATTGGTCTTGCTTACCCGCTACCTGGTTCAAGTAGTACTTGTACCCAAACGGAAGGTTGTCGATGTTCTCGGCATCCGGGTTCGGGGCGTAGCCGTTCTCGCCGTCGATGAAGAGTCCACCCGGCTGGCGGAAGAACTCCCACTCAGCAGGGCGCAACACCTCGGCGGACTGGTAGTACCAGTGGTCGTCGTCAGGCGGGTTGGTGTCCAGGATCACGCCGGACCAGGACGGGCCACCCTTGATCTTCGAGGGGTAGCGGCCCACCCGCTGGGTAAGCATGTCGAACACACCCTTCGGAACTTCGGACGCCTCGTTAATCCAGCCACCGGTCAGCTCGAGCGATCGCAGCTTGCCGGTGTCCAGCTCAGAGTCCAGCGCCAGGAAGACGACCTCGAGCTCCAGGCTGGTGCCGTCCCCGATGTCCGCGATCTTCATCGTGGAGGTGATCGGGGTGTCCCACTTCATTGGGGCGATGTTCTCCGGGAACCAGGTGTTCCAGGTCTTGATGGTCGTGGACTTGAGTTCCGGGTAGGTGTTCCGGACCACAGCCCAACGGGAGCGCCGTACGCCGTCCGACCAGGGAGCCTGAGCCAGGGCACGAACCACGATCTCGACACAACAAGTCGAGGACTTCCCGGAGCCAACCGGCCCCATGAGTCCCCGAACAAAAGCGTCAGACTGGTGGAATGCCGCCGCAGCCTTCCCAGGTGGGCGGTAGTTGACGAACTCCTGACTCACTTCTTCTCGTCGTCACCGAGCTTGGTGTTCAGGTTGAAGACAACCTGATTGCCTGTCATGTCCACCTTCACGTCTGACAGGTTCGGCAACGATTTGTTGAGTAGGACTTCCGCCGCACGGATCTGCGAGGGAGACATCTGGTTCTTCCCCTCGACATGACCCATGAGCCGAGTCACCAGGACGGACGCCTGGATCTTGGTGCGGATCTCTTCCTGATGGTTCTTGCGTAGACGAGCAGCCACGGCGTACTCCGATGGTGTTGCTGATAGGAACGCATTGTCCCTGTACGGAGATGACGCCCGGGAAGAGTGGAGTGGGTTACGCCCACCACTCGGTCAGGTCACGCCACGAAGGAGTTACGCCAACGCCCTGACTGGATCCGTTAGACCACGGTGTCCTGGGTGAGAGCATCGTAGGACTGCCCACACACCCGCCGGGACTGTGACGGTCGTCACAAGAAAGTTGGCACAGACCTTGCGTATTTACTATAGATGGATAACCAATAGATGGTTATCCCTCTTTAGGTAACCATCTGATGGTTACCATCTAAGACATCTATCTCCTAAAAAAACATCTATAGACAATCCATCTGTGTACCATCTATAGATGTCTACCATCTTAGACATCTATCCCCAATAACAACTATAGACAACCATCTCTAGGAACAGATGTACAGATGGTTAACCATCTGTAGATAGACATCTAGGCCACAGGCTGCTGTCTCGCCGCCTTCTCGAACGACTGAAGGATCGACTTGACCAGCAGCAGCAAGTCTTCGCCCGTGTCGAAGTGCGTCAGGTTCACCTCGGTCTCCCAGACATGAGGCTCGCCTTCGATGAAGACAGCCCCCTCGATCATCACCACATGCGGCGCAAGCTGCTGTCTCACCTCGTTCGCGTAACGAACATTCACCCCAGCTAGTGGTTCGAACTGGCGGAGGAAGTTCTGAAGCTCGTGAGCCTGTAGGTTCATTGGGTTCTCCTGTGCGTTGGTTGGCCGATGGCGGCGATCAAAGTGGTTGGATGGTACTCGGATACCAACCAGCCAGGAAAAAACGCTTGTAGGCCCAAATAATCGGTCGGCACAGAGGCTCAAGTACCCCGGGGTAGCGATCGGCTAGCCCCAACAGGGGGTGTGTACGGTGTGTATCAGACTCGCGTATGCGATGGCTCTAGTACTGGAGTCCTCATACCCCCGGTACGCAACGACTGTGCCCATCGGGTGGCATCCAGGCAGGCAACCAGTCCTTGACTGCACAGAGCGGATCAGTAATCCGCAGAGGTGTGAGTCGTGACAACCACTTAGCTCACCACTGTGCAGTAAATGTGCAGTCGATCGTCGTCCGTAGCGCCTCTTACGAGGCTACGGCCTCCTCTCTTGTGTGTGTTTTCGGGGTTAACCCTACGTCAGTAGGTGCTCTGAACGCCAAATGTCGCCCGTACGGCCATTTGACGACACTCAACCCCTTGTTCTTCCTACAACTTTGGAGTCTGACCATGCCTCTCCTTACCACCACCCGTTATGCATCTATTCAACAACTGTGCTCAGCTGTAAGCGAGTGCATCAGCACTCCGTTCAGTCTCGATCAACACCGAGCACTTACCAAGGTTCTGGATGATGAGCTGGATCTCGCTGTGATCCAGGATCGCCACCAGGACGAAGTCCTTCTTCGATTCGCCAAGGCTGACTTGACCGACTGGATCTGCGCTCACCTGATGAGCACCGCCAAGGCTATGGAGGCTCGCTATGCGTGACTTCCTCATCAAGCTGATCCTCAACCTGCTGGGCCTGTCGGTCTTCGCTCTGCTGGGCGTACTGCTGGCCTGGAGGATGTAACCCGGTGGTGGTTCGCCACCACTGTGCCTTCGCTCTTCTCCGTTCGTCGGCCCCCTTCCTCTCTTGCGAGAGGGGGCCTCCTCTCTCTTTTGTTTCTGTTTCCTGGCGCTTCTCGCCGCTGTTTCCTTACTTCAACCACCATCTGATCCAAGGAGATCGACATGACTGCTACCAACACCATCACCGCTTCCGTCGTCGCCAACACCAAGCCGACCGAGGCACAGATCAACCGCTTGCAGACCCTGAACTACACCGGGGACGTGAGCAAGATGTCCCGTTCCGAAGTGAGCCAGCTGATCAGCAAGCTGATCTCTGACCGTGACATGCAACCGGCTACGGCCAAGCAGCTGGGTCGTGCAGGCGTTCTCGGTGGCCGTGACCTGCCAGGCGCAGGTGTGCGTGAGGTGAGCAGCCAGATCGCTCTGCTCGAGGCTCTGATCATCTTCGAGACCGCTGCCGAGGAAGACAAGCTCGAGGCAGCTAAGGGGATGGCTGAGGCGATCCGCGCCCGGTTCGTGAAGCAGGGCATCGTGTACGCCAGCTGATAGGCAGGGGTGGGGGTGCCGCGAAAGCGGCGACCCTGCCCCGTGTTATCTCCAATCCACTCACGGCTCGAGATTTCCACGAGGAAGCGACATGAAAGTAATTTGCGGAGACATTGAGTTCGGCAACTTCACGCCGAACGGACGAGACACATCACCGATCTGCATTGTTCACAAGGTGAAGGCTGTGCTGATCCTGTCAGATGGCTACGACCTTGACCTGCTGCTGACCAGGCACGGGTTTGACAGCTACATCGTGGTCTCCGGCAGTCCTGACCACGAGATCTACTACGCCAAGGATGCCTGGAAGGTAATTGGATTGGAGGCTGCGGCATGACAGTTCAAGAACTGATCCAAGCCCTGCAAAAGGTGGACAACCAGCAAGCTCAGGTCTTCATCTGGATTGATGGGGGTAGGTGGGCTATCAACCCGGACATTCCGGTGGACAACCAACTGTCCGACGACATCATCGACATCAACCTGGAGGAGACATGAAGAAACTGATCCTGATCCTGGCGTTGCTAGGAACCAACGCTTACGCCGAGTTCATGGATGGCAACAGGCTGTACGAGCGAATGACCAGCGGGAAGAACACCGACTACGCCATGACTCTGGGCTACATCATCGGTGTGGCTGACACGATGCAGGAGGTGGCGCACTGCGCTCCCTCGAATGCGACAGCCGGTCAGCTGGTGGACATGGTCAAGCTTTACCTGGAGCAGCAACCGTCCGTGCGCAACAAGACCGCCGACGTCATTGTGATTCATGTACTGAAGACCACTTGGCCGTGCGCCAGGGGAACCAAGCTATAGCTGGAGCAACACCATGCAAGACAAACCGACCGTTCATTTCCGAGGAGATCCCACCTTTCACTACGCCGAATGGGAAGGCATCGAGTGGCAGTACGCCAGGGTCTGGGCGCTAGACCATCCAACCCTGGGTGAGGGTGACATCCGCACCAGCCAGATCATTCACCGGTTCGAAGACGGCAGCTTCGAGACCAGGAACACGGTCTACAAACCAGACAGCCGGTAATGCAACTGCATTACCTGTTCGACAGGCCGGGGCAACCCGGCTTTCTTTTTGGAGCAACGATGGAAAAGACAAAGCGCAAGGGCGTCTTCAACATGGATGGCTACTTCAAGAGCCACAGCTTCACGATGAAGGATCCCAACCTGGCTGACGCCGCGGCTGATGTGTGGCGCAAGGTTCCGCACGCGAAGGTGCTTGGTCCGTACGGCGAGAATAGGTCGTACCACGTCTGGTTGAAGAAGGATCTGCTCACTACTGGCAATCCACTCACGACCTGAGATTTACCCGGAGTCCACCATGATTGACAAAGACAAAGCCAAGGCCACCATCCAGCGCATCGATGAGTTCGTGTCGACCGCACGTCGGGTCAAGGGCGACGGCTTCGCTGACTTCGTCTTGTTCCTGGTGGACATGGCACAGCTGATCAACGTCAACCGACTGCTCGCCAACTTCTGTCTTGAACATGACGAGGAGGAGCGAGTCGAGGCTGTTCAATCCATCACGCAGGCATTGATTACACAGATGACCGTACGAATCTCGGAAACACATGGCCTGTCTGACGAAGACTGCAAGGAAGCAATCAAGCTGTGCGACCAGATCATGGAATCACTTCGAATACGCAAATGATCATCACGATGCAGTCGCCGCTCGACGGTGACATCAACTGGATGGACATTCCCATCAGCGAAGACGACCACCGTCTGCTACTCAATCCCTTCAGGTACATCCCCGCACTGTTTCCCCACCTGACTGAAGCGCAAGTTGAATTCCTGGCCACCGGTGCAACGCCGAGTGACCGTGCCGAAACCGATCGGCGGCTCTGTGAAATGAGCCAGAGGTTCGAAGAACCCGACTACGACGACGTGCCGTTCTAGTCGTCGCCCCCTCCTCCCCTTCGGGAGGGGGACTCCTTCCCAGTTCTATCCATCCTGGCAGCTACCTGCCGCTGATTCCGCTCGCCCATTAACTTCATTGGAGATCAGCAATGAAAGTGCTTCTTGTGACCTCAGGTCGAGACACGACTGCGTACTTTGTTCTCGGCCACAGGGTGACCCTTGTTCATGTGGGTGACGACACCTACTACGACGGACGAATTGAGCAACGACACTTCAACTACATCCAGGACACGCGGCTTGAAGAATTCTCAACTGAACAGGAGCTGAGGCATCTCTGCTCACAACGGCATGCGCGTTGGGCAGGAGTGGATGTCACCGGCATCAAGACAATTCCGTTTTCGTCTGTCGATGTGAGCATCCGATGCGAGCTTCTTCAGGTATTGAGGGAGCGTATGTTTGGTCGTCCGTATAACACGCCTTACATCCTTGCTCTTACCAAGACCGTCAACGTTCGCCGCAGGGAGCTCGAGGTTGAGCCTTGGGTAGCAGACACCTACAAGAAAGTCCGCCGCACATGTGCCAGCCTGGGCAAGCTCATCGGTCAGGTCAAGCGTGGTGACGACGATCCCGATAAGTTGCACGAGATCTGCGGCCTGGCTGATGACATTGAGGTCTACGCCGTAGGCATCAAGCTAAACATCCAGGAACTGGATATTGGTTTGGAGGTTGCCACTTGCGGTCACCTCGAGATCTCCGGCGACGAATTGCGGGTCGCCAACTCCCGCGGTCGCTTGACCGACACATGCTGCCAGACCTGCTACGAAGACAGCGATGTCGTTGTCTACTGCATTGACGATGGCTATCGCCACTGGCGTGACGACGTCTACTACTGGGAGTCGGACGACGAGTACCACCTCACTGAGGAACAGGATGACTACAACGACAACGACGAGGGTGGAGCAGATCCCAATTACCGCCTGGACTACAGCTCCGATGTCATGAGCTACCTCTCCAAGGATGAGTCGTTCACATCCACTGCGCATGGCGACTTCCACATGGGCGTCGAGCTGGAGACCGCCGCCCGTGAGTACGAAGTGCTCAAAACCAGGGTAGCTACGGTACGGCAGGAGCTAGGAGAGGACTACCTTGTATGCAAGTACGACGGTAGCGTCGGTGAGTTCTCGATGGAGTGGGTGACTCGTCCCACCAATCTAGCTACTCACATCAAGAAGTTCGGTGACTGGAAGAGTACTGACGGGCTGGTCGCATGGAACAACCGTTCCTGCGGTATGCACGTCCACATCGACAGCCAAGCGTTCACTGCACTGACGCTGGGCAAGATGATCCAGTTCTACAACAAGGAAGAGAACGCCGACTTCATCCGCTCGATCGCTGGTCGTCACCCGTCACGAGACAGTCAAGCCAATGAGTACGCCGCACTCGACAGCACTCAGGTTGTGCAGTCGCCTACTCATGCGCTCAAGGGTAAGGATCCCAGCCGGTATCGCATGATCAACTGCGAGAACCTGTCGGTGTCCGAGTCCCGCCGACTTGGTCTTGACACCCGTTACGGTGACAGCAACACGGTTGAGATCCGCATCTTCCGTGCGTCACTCAAGAAGGAACGGCTGCTTGCTCAGATCGAGTTCGCTCACGCCGCCGTCATGTTCTGCCGGGTCACCAGCTACCGAGAGCTGACCGACAAGGCGTTCCTCAAGTGGCTGCGTGCCAGCGCAGGCATGTACCCCAATCTTGCGAAGTGGTTCAACGTCAATCACCGCCACGGCTCTACTGTTACCAACACTGATCCCATTGCCAAGGCTGCTCAGTCCAACCAGCCCGAACTCTTCGCACAAGCTGCTTGATTCAAGGAGAAATTGAAATGTGTCTGATCATCACCGGTTCATCCAAGCTCGTCCGTGACACCCTGCTTCACACGCCGGGCCTGCTCGATGACATCCACCGTAGCAACTCCGATGGCGTCGGCTACATGTATGCCAACAAGCATGGCCTCAAGGTCGTGAAGAAGCTGGCCAAGCACGTCCTCGATCTCGAGCACATCATCAGCAACATGCCGCAGGACGATCGCAACATGGCGATCCACTTCCGCATGAAGACCCACGGCGACATCGACTTGGCCAACTGCCACCCGTACACAGTGGTGGATGGCGAGGTGGCCATGATGCACAACGGCATCCTGCACACCGGCAACACAGCGGACACAACCAAGTCCGATACGTGGCACTTCATCCAGGACTACCTGGTTGACGCCGTCGAGTCAGCTCCTGATGTGGTGCATTCGACTGGCTTCCGCTCGCTGGTCGGTGAGTTCATCGGCAACAACCGCTTTGTCTTCATGAGCAAGGACGGCACGATGTCCCATGTCAACTACGACCAGGGCGTCGAGGTTGGCAAGCTGTGGTTCAGCAACACCTACGCCTGGACACCTGGCCTGCTGATCCCGGGGTATCGGATGCCGTACACATCCGCTTATCACGGCTCATGGTACGGCTCCTTTCGTGATGACGCAGGGGAGATGGAAGACGGGCTCAACCACCGGTACTACAGCACGAAAGAAGAAGACGCAGAAGACCTTGCGCTCTGGGAAAGCGCAAACATCACGGAAGAAACAATTCTGGACTCGGTTACAGAATTTTGTGACCCGGATGCGGTAGCTGAGATGCTGGACCTGCGTCCGTACAAGGTGCTGAAGACCCTGTTCGAGAAGCGCATCCCGATTCGCTCTCGCTACGCCGATCGCAACCACATGAACAACGACTACCTCAGGGTTGTTGACGCCATCTGCGACGAGAACATCTCGGTGCTGACCAGCCTGGCCATCAAGGATGTGGAGGCTGTGGCCGAGTGCCTTTGCTACTACATCGACTGGGCGGAGCCGATCGAGGATGAACTGGTCACTCGCCAGGGACAGCTCGATCTGGTGGTGGACAACGAGCGCTACGCAGCCTGAACAACGGGGCTCCCCCTTCTCTTGCGGAGGGGGACCCCCTTCTACTTTGGAGATCTGATGGAACTGATAGATGTATTCACTAAGGGTATCAAGCCGATGGTTGGAGATATCACCGACAAGGTGTGTGTCATCCGCCCAACAGGGTTGAACAAGCGGTATCAATCGCCGCGCTTCCAATTGTTCAAGGCAACCGGAGGGTTCGGTTGCAAGCCAGAGAACAACGGTAGCAAAGTGTTCGGGTTCTACCTCGCAGACAGCGAGGAAGACACTCGCCATCGGTATGACTTCATCGGCCTTGCATCCGATGAGTTGATCGAGCAGGCGATGCAAGACAGCACGCCTGTCAAAGAGATAGACAAGACAGCCGTCGGCTATCTCGTCATCAGCAACAACCAGCACTGGGCTGTCGGCGTCTCGATCTCAGACGCCAAGTCCAAGCTGTCCAGCATTGGTGGTCGTGGTATCAGTCAATGTTTCCTTTGCCACCCTGAAACCTTTGTCAGTGAGATGGGCCAGATCATCACGCCCAAAGACACCAACCTAACTGAACTCAAGATCTAAGGAGAAGACGTGACCGTTCCGTACAACACCGGCAAGGTGAAGATCGGTCACGCTTATGAGCCGCCAAAGCGCAGGCGCATGAGCCGTGACGAAGAAGAACTGCAACGCATGTTGATCGGCCCAGGTGTTGACGAGGGGATACGAATCCGCTCGAACACCATCTGGTATGGACTAGCAGCTGGCGTTGCCATCGCAACTATCGCACTGATGATGGGAGCGTAATGGACAACTGGCACCAGCACGTAAGGCAACTAATCAGCGACCGTCGTAGCGATGAGCACCTGCTTCACGAGATCACCCAGATCATCATCGACATGGAAGAGATCGAGATGATCCCCGAGCCCATCGCCCACGACCTACTCAACTTCATTCGGTACGTGCTGCAACAAGACGACCAACAAAGGAACTGACATGCAAGCAGTTATTGATAGCACCGCCCCCGTTACCGCCCCGTTCAAGGTTGACACCAGCCGCGGCCAGCGTGATGGCCGAGTCTCGAGCCAGTGGTTCAGCCGCCCAGCTGACCAGAGATTCCTCTCGTTGTCGGATCTGGCAGATCACGTCGAGGCCCGATCATTCCACGCCAAGACTTCGCTGCTTGACCTGGACGATCTGATGGTCACGGTCAACGACGACAACATCGCCCTGATGTTGGAGGACAAGGAGGTCACGCCCAACCACTGGTCGTTCGGTCAGCTGTGCTCCCTGGCTGGAGCTCCGGCTGGCTACCTGCGCCAGCTGCCTGCCAAGATCGCTGGCATCAACCTCCAGTACGGCCTGGTGGATACCCGTGATGTCGGCATCAAGGCGTACTACCAGGAAGGCGGCGAGCTGATGGCGGCAACCGGTCAGAACTATGGCCGGGTGCTGGACATCGACATCGTCAAGGCTGTGCAGCAGGTGGCTGGCAATGGTAACGGCGACACCAGGTGGAAGGTGCCCGGGGTTCTGAACTGGGGCGACGGGACGTACAACCCCTTTGTCGATCCGACCAAGGACACCACCACGCTGTACGCCAGTGACCGGGACGTCTTCATCTTCCTGGTCGATGACACCCACCCGATCGAGATTGGCAAGCTGTCCAACGGCGAGCCTGACCTGATCTTCCGTGGGTTCTACGTCTGGAACAGCGAGGTCGGCAGCAAGTCGATGGGCATCTCGACCTTCCTGCTGCGCGGCGTCTGCCAGAACCGCAACCTCTGGGGTCAGCAGGACGTCCAGTCCATGATGATCCGCCACACCAAGAACGCACCCGAGCGGTTCGCTTCTGAGGTTGGCCCTGCCCTGCTCGAGTACAGCAATGCCAGCGACACCTATGTGATCAACGGCATCAACGCTGCCAAGCAGGCGATCGTCGCCAAGAAAGATGAGGATCGTCTGGAGTTCCTGGGCAAGCGCGGGTTCACCCAGCGTCAGGCACAGAACATCATCGACACCGTCGTACAGGAGGAGGGCAAGAAGCCGGAGTCCGTGTGGGACTTCGTTCAGGGCATCACCGCCCGAGCCAGGAAGATTGCGCACACCGACGAGCGCGTCTCGATGGAGAAGATGGCTGGCGACATGCTGGTCAAGGCATCACGTTGAAGTGAGGGGGCCGGGGCAACCCGGCCCTTGTTGTATGGCAAAGACAACCTTTCACAAGAGCAGGCAGTCATCCTCAACCCACAGGATGTATCACCTGCGCGAATCGTTGATCAACTCCGTCCTTGCATCAGAACCAGAAACACCAAGACCGCCCAAGAAGGAGAAGGTATTCCACGGCCCCAAGGGTTACACCAAGAGAGACGCCAGGGTGGTCGTGCCAGACGAGATAGTCCTTGCTGTTCGCTTCATGCGTGAACAGCATGGGGCCACGCCAAAACAACTTGCGGAGATTTTCAACCTCAAGGCCAGACAGATCGAATCAATCATCGAATACCGGACGAGGGCGCACCTTGTCCCGCAACAACTATGAAGACCATCATCCACGTCAATCAGCATGTCATCAAGAGGAACCGAGAGACCGGATCACGAGACCCAGTACTCACCGTCAAGACCTACAAGTCCAACGACTACGCCCACGCGGTGGAGATCCTCGGCCCTGCCCGAGTCGTTTATCAACCAGACGATCCGCTATCTTGCGGAGCAAGGGTGTGGATTGAAACCCACGCCGAAGTAAAGCAGCACAAGGAGGCAGCGTGAACTTCATCACTCACAACCAACAGCGCATCAACATCGGAGGCACCAGCCTTCAGGGGTATGTCAGTACCCGATACAGAGATCTGGTGGCCAAGCTAGGCGAGCCGATGCAGGGCGACGGCTACAAGGTGGACGCCGAGTGGAATCTTCTGTTCGAAGACGGCACTACTGCCGCCATCTACAACTGGAAGAACGGCCCCGCCTACCTGGGTGATATGGCCAGCATCACGGCCATTGACGAGTGGAACATCGGCGGCTCATCTCCCAGGGTTGTCGAGCTGGTCAAGGAGGCCCTTGCCGCATGAGCCCCTGGCTCATTGCCCTGACCGGTGTGATCTACGCCTACATCGCTGTTGAGCAGGGCGTGAAGGGGAACCAGCCTATGGCAATGACATATGCTGGTTACGCCTTCAGCAATATCGGTCTATACCTGCTCGCCAAATGACCTTCGAATTCCTCCACGTCATCCCGATCGCTGATCTCCGTGACCACGAACCCGACCTCGATTGCTGGTGCCAACCCTACGTGTACGAGGAGGACGAAGACTACATAATCCACAACTCCCTCGATGGCAGGGAAGATTTTCAACTCGGAATAAGGAAGCCCTCATGAATTTCACCTTCACCACCGAACAGATGAACAACATCCTCAAGATGCTCGACACCCTGCCGCACGGACAGGTTCGCCCGGTAGTCGATTACGTCCTGGCGGAGTGCAACAAGCAGATGGCTGAGGCCAACAAGCCCAAGGAAGAAGAGAAGCAGGAAGGCTGATGGCAAGAGGCGACACCACCAAACGGATCCTTGATGCTGTCGCTGAGTACGGGCCGATGACCACCAGGGAGATCTGCGATCTCCTTGGCCTGGACATCCTTAGGTCTGGCTCTCTGGTGGCTAGACTGTCAGTGGCTCGCAAGCTCGTGCCCAAGCGCCTGTACATCGAGCGCTGGATCCTGGATGCCGAAGGCCAGAAGCTATATCCCCGTGCGGTATACGCGCTAGGTGACAAGCCCTGTGCCAAGCGACCGAAGCCTGACCGGGTATCGGTTCAGCGCCGGTACCGACAAAAGCTGTACTCGAAGTACAAGGCCAACAGCGTGTTCAATCTCCGCTACACGCTACGAGAAGTAGAGCAGATTAGGAAGTCAAATGTGGCGATTGATCTGGCAGACCGAGCCCAAGTGGAAACTCCCTGAGTACACCTGGGGCGAAGAGAAGAAGACTTGCGAAGCCTGCAAGCACTATCGTCCTCGCATGTCAGGCAATGCGTACCAGCAACACATTGTCATGACCTGTCGGCTCAACCGTATGCACCGTGCCCACCACAGTAGCGGAAGCTGTATCTCGATGAGATACGAAGGTGACTGTGGCAGGCTGGCCACGCTGTTCGAACCGAAGTAGTTACCAGCCCCGGCTCTGCCGGGGTTGCCTTTTCTTCTTAGGCCCCGGCTCCCCGAGATTTCCCCGCAGCTGGGCAAAAAAATCCCCGCCGAAGCGGGGTGATCAAGGAGGAGAGAAACCCATTCTATAGCGTCTCTCTGACGAAGGCAGAGAATGCCTCGAGGCTTACCTCGGCAGTCCACTGAACGCCTTCCCAATCCATTTCAGGCCGCAGGTACTTCAGCGGGATCCTCACCCGCCAGGACTTGAAGTCCTCCCGGTACGCCAGTGCCGGTACGCGATCCACCTTGATCGCCTGCTCCACGGCCTGCTCCCAGAACTTTGCGATGTCACCTTCCTTAACCTCACGGTAGCGCTTGATCTCGATGGCCCATCCATCCAGTCCAACGATGTCGTGACCGCCTGCCCTGGTCTGCTCCAGGTTCCGCTTGAGCGGGGCGACAGCTTCCTCTCCCAGGTAGCCCGAGATTTCCTTGATGAACTCGCGCTCCCCGGCTGCGCCCTTCGCCCTACTGTTGATCTTGCCCAACGTCCTGCTCCTTCTTTCCAATCAGGGATAACCCCAGGTTGAACACTGAGTTCACCATCGCACGTCGAGCCTTGCGTCTCTTGCTGTATCGCTGGTTCACTTCCTTGCGTGTGTCCTTGCGCTTCTTCGCATCCTTGCCTTCGCCCAGGTGCCAGACCGGACGGGGGTAGCGCTTCTTCCCCTCGCCCAGCGACTGGATCCATCGGCCTACGTGGAGCTTCTTCTTCTGGCGCATCCGGCACACCGTCACCTGCATGTGGTGATACGACATGCCGGGGAACTCCTCCATCAGGTCGAGAGTAGTCATGGGCCCAAGCTCTGTGAGGATCGCTATCACTTTGTCCTCGATCGTCATGCCGTCACCTCAATACACCGGAGGTGCGCTGCCATCACGGTAGCGGCCAGACCTTCCCTCCCAAAAGAGATTGGCCTGACCTAGCTGTCCTGCCCAGCGGCTGCGCATCTTCTGGACATGGATCTCGGTGGGTGCCTCGACATTGGATTTGTCTCGATGCACGGTGATGATGACGTCGGCCTTGTTGGCGAAGTTGGCCGAGCCTGCGATGTCGTACACGGTGGGTACCGGGTAGCTGCCGTCCATCTCACGCCGCAGCTTTGCCGGGTGAGCGACAAGCCAGACATGAACGCCGTTGGCCTGGGCGAATGACTTGATCTTCGCCAGGAAGTCGCTGATGTACTCCGTCTCCGACACGCCTTCCTTGCGGTGGGTGTGCGTGAGCTCGTTGTACGGATCCAGCACCAGCCCCTTCATGCCGAAGCGGCGGACGAGGATCTTGGCCCGGTTGAGCAGGTCGGTGATCGTCCTCTGCTCAGGCATCAGGAACCGGTAGCAGGTCTTCAGCCAGAGCTTGGCGTCCTCGAACTCATCCCGGTTCATCTCCCGCAGTGGCTTGCCGATGCACTTCTCCATCAGCTTGGCTGCGTGGAAAGACGATGGCTGGTTCTCCGGGGAGAAGATGCCGATCGTCCACCCCTGGTGAAGGGTGAGGTTGACCGTCAGGGCATCGAGCCACTCGCTCTTGCCGGATCCGGGAATACCCGTGATGACGCACAACTGCCCTGGCAGAGGGCGGTAGAAGTCGTTGAGCCCACGCCACCCGGTGTCTGCGCCTTCAGGCATACCCGCCGTGTAGATCGACTCCATCTCCTGGGAGAAGTCGTCCACCGTGAACACGCCTTCGATCGGGTACGCCTGCGCATCGATGACGGCTTGCCGCACCGCATCTGCTCCGTGCTTGAGCAAGGTTTCGTTGGCGTCCTTGCAGCCCTCTGGCCACACCACCCGGGAGCAGCGCTCTTTACCCAGGCGGCGGGACAGCTCGTCCTCGAGCTTGCGTCCTGGCTCATCGTTGTCCACCGCCAGGATGAACCGCTCCACCTGATCCAGGTTCTCGTCGTTGAGGAACTCGAACTTGTGGTCGAACGTCTTGGCGTTCGGTGCGGGTGCGCCATCGGGCACCGACACCACGTTGTCCATCCCGCACTGGGCGATGGTCAGCGCATCCATCTCCCCCTCTACGACGATCGTCTCGCGGATGGAGATGTGGTCGTAGCGGTAGAACACCTTCTCCGCACCCGACACCTGGCGGAAGTTCTTCGCCCCATCCCGGTACTTGAAGTTCACCAGCTCGCCGTGCTTGTAGTACGGGAACGCAATGGCGACGACGTTGCGCTCCACCTGAGGCATCCACACGTTCTCCATGCAGACACCTTCCGCCTCGAGGGTCTCGACGCTGATGCCTCGCTGGGTGAAGAACTCGATCGCCTTCGAGCTCAGCGGTAGCTGCTGATCGTTGTCTGGTCTGCTGTACATCTCGCTCCTTGTGAAGGTTGGGGCAGTTCGTTCGCCGCCCTTAAGAAACCCGCCCCATCCGCAGTGCCAGCAGTGCCAGCACCCCTTGATGGTGTTCACGTTGAGGCAGGGGTAGTTCTTCTTCTTCCTTGTTGGGCTGCACTGTGGGCAGGTGGTCTTCACCTCCTCTCCGTGCCGCGACCCAATGTCTATGTCGTAGTCTGAAAAGCTCTCCATTTATGCGTACTTGTTTGTTGTGTACAGACGATCGATTGTTGTCCAACCGCCGTCTGTCCGAACTATGGTGTGCCCTACTTGACGCTTGCTACAACGGTACAGAACATGCCGTCCCGTTGTGAGTTGCTTCATGGGGAAAACAAGTGTCTACGAAGTCGTCGTTGATCTCTCACAACCACGCAGAAGTCCCTACAATTCACTAGGATTTATAAACAACCGTACATTCCTCACCACTACGCAACGTTTTGTGGTTCGTAGGAACAAGGAGATCAACTTATGACGAAAGAGGCTGGCGCAGCAAGTGCGCCGAAGGTGTACAGCGCCATTGCGGCGGTGACACACGAGATGTCCAAAGAGGGCATCTCCAAGGATCGGAAGAACGAGTCGCAGGGCTACGCCTTCCGTGGCATCGATGACGTGTACGGTGCCCTCTCCCCTCTGCTGAGCAAGCACAAGCTGTGTGTGTTGCCGAGGGTGATTCAGCGGGACGTGGTCGAGCGCACGAACCGCAGCGGTAGCGCCCTCTTCTACACGACGCTGACGGTGGAGTTCGACTTCGTGTCCGCCGAGGACGGATCCAAGCACACCGTAGTTACGGTTGGCGAGGCGATGGACTCAGGCGACAAGTCGTGCAACAAGGCGATGAGCGCCGCCTACAAGTACGCCTGCTTCCAGGCGTTCTGCATCCCGACCGAAGGCGACAACGATGCGGATGCAACGACCCATGTCGTAGCTCCGAAGGAAGCGCCGAAGAACGCACCTGCCCCTACGCTTCCGCCGAAGGCAACCCCCGCCCCAAAGCCCACGCCTGAGCGCGTGACCAAGGCTCCCGCACCGGGGCCCGTCATCACTGCTGCTCAGGTAGACGACCTCAAGGCTTACTCAGACACAGCGAACGTACCGCTTGCATCGATCTGCAAGAAGTACGCAATCGCAACCATCGATCTCCTGCCTGCCGGGGAGTACGAGGGTGTAGTGGCGAGACTCAAAGAGATCATCGCTTCGCACGATCAGGCAGCAACCAAGAACTGAAGACCCTAAGGAATAGGAACTACAAATGTCCGCCACCTACAACAACCAAATCGAGATCGTCGTCTTCGACAACAACCGAGCAACCCATCCGAAGGCACCGCAGAAGACCGGTGTCGTTACCTTCCCGGATGGCAGCAAGTACGAGGTCGCCCTGTGGCGGCGCAAGGGTAAGTCGGGAACCGAGTTCCTGGCCGGTACGCTCAAGCCGCAGACCAACCCGATGGACAAGGGTGGTTCGTCCAACGACCGAGTGAACGTGGACTTCTGACCATGTACCTGTCCAACCTGAAGGGTCTACCGGATGCCTTTGTGGCAGCGGTAGCGAACGATCCGTATCAGAGCGGCGGAGACATCTCCGTCACTAAACTGATTGACGCCCCTCAGAAGCGAGTCCTGTACGCCAAGTACAAGGAGTTCGTGGTGGAGGATGTGTCGCAGCGCGTTTGGGCGCTGATGGGTCAAGCCGTACACGCAGTGCTGGAACGGGCGCAGACCACCGCTATGGTGGAGCAGCGTCTGTACATGGAGATCAACGGCTGGTCTGTCTCAGGCCAGTTCGATCGTCTGCACCTGGACGACAAGTGCCTTCAGGATTGGAAGGTCTGCTCGACCTACAAGTCGGAGGGGGATGTAGCCTGGGAGCGACAGCTCAACTGCTTGGCTGAATTGGCTAGGCACAACGGCTACAACGTGGAGAAGCTCGAGGTCATCGCCATCTACCGAGACTGGCGCAAGGCCGAGGCTGAGCGTGATCCCACCTACCCGCAGCAGCCGGTGGCTGTCATCCCTGTTCCGCTGTGGACTTCGCACGAGTGCCAGGTCTACATGCGCGAGCGGGTGATGCTGCACCAGGGCGCTGAGGCAGGTGATGTCACGCCCTGCACCGAGCAAGAGCGTTGGTACACCGGCACCAAGTTCGCCCTCATCAAGGAGGGCGGCGTCCGTGCGTCGAAGGTGGCCGATACGCCGGAGGAGCTTGGCGAGGTCAAGCCGGGTTACATCATCCAGGAACGCAAGGGCATGTCTCGTCGGTGCGAAGGCTACTGCGAGGTCGCCCAGTTCTGCCCCCAATTCCAGAAGGAAAAGCAATCGTGATCATGTCCATCAATCAAGCTGCCGAGTACCTCTCGGTCAGCACCCATACCCTACGTTACCTCGCACGTAACGGGCGCATCCCTGCCGGGAAGATCGGTCGTAGCTGGCGCTTCAGCAAGGTCGATCTAGACAACTTCTTGCGCTACCAGTACGAGGCCAGTGTCAAGAAGATTGCCAAGGAGGAAGCACGTTCATGAGCAATTCGTTTGCACTCCCGGAAATCAACCGGGGCAACGCACTCGACGTCCAGGTCGGCGGCTCGCACTACAAGACCATGCGAATCCAGCCGGTCGAGTTCATCCAGGTCAACGGCCTGGGGTTCTGTGAGGGCAACGCCATCAAGTACCTCTGCCGCTGGAAGAACAAGAACGGCGTCGAGGATCTGAAGAAGGCGCGGCACTACATCGATCTGCTGATCGAGATGGAGGGCAAGCGTGGGTAATCCGTTCACCGACAGAGCCCAGTTCGCCCAGGCATCCGGTCAGGGTGTTGGCATTGACGCCATCAACCTCTACTACCGACTGGTGGAAGAGGAGTTCGATGAGCTCTCCATCGCCCTCGATCGGATGCGGACTACGGGAGAGACGGCAGACACCGCAGCGGAGATCGCTGATGCCTGCATCGATCTGATGTACGTGACGATCGGTCTGTTGCAGTCGATGGGTCTTGACCCCCAGCCACTGTGGGACGAGGTTCACGCCAGCAACATGAGCAAGTTCGTGAGACAGGAAGATGGTACGTACCAAGCGATCCGCCGCGAAGACGGCAAGATCCTCAAGCCAGCTACCTATTTCAAGCCCGACCTCAAATCGATCGTTCTACGACAAGCTCGGGTTAACCCCTGAGCAGAAGCAACAGGAGCTGACGTGGGCCCAGGAGCTGTACGTATCACGCCGCCGCTTCGTGATGATGGTCGAGTCCGTCACACAGTCGAGGTTGCCGCCGAAGAAACGCAAGGATGTCTACCTGCGTTGGCGCGACGAGCATGGCGCGATTGCAGCTCGAGGGTGGGCGAACTACGCCGAAGCCGTCCTGGCCGGTGAAGTCTCGCTCGATCCCATCAAAGCCATGATTCAACAACCACCTGACCCGAAAGACTACGAATGAGTTCTCAACGCATCTATCTCGTGACCACGCACAAGGGCGATCGCCGCCTGGTCCGTGCATCTCACCGTTCACAAGCAATCAACCACGTAGCACGCAGCATGATGGAGGCTTCAGTTGCAAGGCAAGACGAATTGGTCGAACTGGTTTCGTCGGGGGCTAAGGTCGAGTCGGTACGTGACGCCGACACGGACGAGCTTTTTGAGGAGAAGGCCAATGACATCGCTGAGTGATATCGCTGTGGCGGTGTTCGGCGTCATTGCTGGCATGGTCATCCTGGCCGGACTTTGGGCGGTATTGGGCTTGTTCCTGGGCGTGGCCTGGAACGCATTCCGATGGGTGACTGGCGCATGAAGTACGACCCCGTATCCGGATGCGTGGACTTCGGTCTCGCCCTCGACCAGCTCACCCGGGGCGAACGCATGGCTCGCCTGGGGTGGAACGGCAAGGGGATGTACATCGCCCTACAAAGACCCGATGGCGGCAGCAAGATGAGCCTGCCCTACCTTTACATGAAGACGGCCAAGGGCGACCTGGTGCCGTGGGTAGCCAGTCAGACGGACATCTTGGCCGACGACTGGGTCAACGTCTTCTAGTACACAACTACAAACTAGACCCCGCAGGGCTGCACATGCTAATCTAAGTGTGCGGTTCTGCCGGGGGCATCAAGGAGAGATGAGATGCCCATCAAGCGCAGAGGTGGTGTCTGGCACTACAGCATCACGATCAAGAACAAGACCTACCGGGGCTCGTGCAAGACGAGCGACGAGCAGCAGGCCCGAGAGTTCCACGATCGAGAGCGAGCCAGACTGTGGCGAGTGTCTCTGCTTGGCGACAAGCCCCGTCGCACCTGGGCCGAAACGGTCAAGCGTTGGATGGGCGAACACGCCGACAAGCGCAGCCGTCGTGATGACGAGCGCCACGAGAAGTTCTGGAACGAGCAGTTCAGCAAGCAGGGCGCGGTCTACCTCGATGAGATCGAGCCCGACCTGGTGACGGAGATCATCGAGGAAGCGGCACTCAAGGTGACGGTGCGCAAGACCAAGGTCAAGCCTGCCACCCTGAACCGGAAGTTGCAGTACCTGCGGTCGGTGATCAACGCAGCAGCTCGAGAGTACCTGTGGCTGGGAGTGAGCCCGAAATTCTCGCTCTTCCCTGAGTTCGAGCGACTGCGCTACATCAGCCGGGATGAGTTCGTACGGCTCCATGCCGCCCTGCCTGCGCCCTTCAACGACATGGCGCTCCTGGCAGTGGTGACCGGGCTGCGCCGGGGCAACATCACCGGCCTGCGCTGGGATCAGCTGGACTTCCAGCGGCGTACGGCGACCTTCTCGGGACAGGTGATGAAGAACGGGAAGGCCTTCAGCATCCCGCTCAACGACACCGCGATCGCAGTGATCCGCAAGCAGTTGGGGAAGCACGACGAGCTGGTGTTCCCTACGCCCACAGGGCTGCGCTACATCGACCTACCCAGTGAGATGTGGCGTGAGGCGCTACAGGCAGCAGGGATCCAGGACTTCAGGTGGCATGACTTGCGGCACACCTGGGCGTCGTGGCTGCGGCAGGACGGGGAGTCGCTGGATCGGATCCAGGAGCTGGGCGGGTGGGAGGATGAGTCGATGGTGCAGCGGTACGCACACCTCGACGTCTCGCACCTGTCGTCGTCGGCTGGCAGGCTGGATCGTCTGATCGGAGCACTGCACGTTTCTGGCACAGCGGCTCAGGCGGTACGCGCAGTCAACGCCTAAGCTCTTGATTATTGGCTCCCCGACCTGGGCTCGAACCAGGGAC